GACTTCGATTCTGCGATGTTCTTCAAGTATCGGAGGCAAATATATTCTCTGGCGGAGTTTCTTCGGACAGAGGGTGATCTACTGTCACGGGGTTGGCAGGGTATCTGTAACGAAACCGCTTACAGTGGGGTGCTCGTTAAGATCGTAGAGTCTTGCCGGTACGTTGTAGTCGGTAGGTATTGCGTCTGAGTTACACATAGTGGGTGCTGAGTTCGTTACACTTAGCACCCCTATGTTCGTGCTTAAGTACAGTCATTAGTCGTGCTTATGGACAGTGTTTTTAATGATAAGCGATCCTTATGGGCGGCGCCATGCCGATAAAAATCGATGGGTCCCTGTAACCTACAAATCTTAAGAAACGCGATAGTTATATAAGACTCTCACAAAAAATGCTATAATATTCTAAGGCACACAAAAAATCCCAGACGAAAAAAAATCAAAGTGAATTACCCCGCCTCTCAAAAAAACCGCGCCCAAAAAAATTCACCAAAAACCCCCTATTGGAATTTTTGGAAGGTTGTATTTGCTGGGTGGTTAATTCGTTACCCAGGTAAGGTTTTC